GTCCTCTACCACCACTGTCAGCGTCTGTGTCTCCTCCATTCTCAATGACTCCGCCTCTTGCATACTGCGTCAGGAATGTAGGTATCTGTATATCCTTTCTAGGCTCCGGGATAGTATCTGCACACAGATTGATGTCACAGTATCCATGCTCATTGATTGCTTCATATACGCTCTTCATAATATGTTGAGCAATCTGCTCTTCCTTCTCTCCACTAAGTGCAATCTTAATCTCCTTCATAGAACTCTCTCCTTCCTACAACATCATCATGTTGGATGCTTCACTCACAATCTTCATGGTTATACGGGTCTCACCCTTCTGCTTCAGGATACGGAGCACGTTGTTGAGCGTTCTGTCCAACAGACGGAAGCATCCGCTTTGTGTGTTGGTTGCCCGGCTTATCATCTCACCCATGGCAGCCTCATCCACCTCATATCCTTCAAGGTAGTCAACTACTTCATTCTTTGACAGTCCCTTCAGCTTGTAGTAGAAGTCCATCCTGTTAGCAAACCGGGCAAGATTGCCCTTCAGCTCTGTCTCAAGTCTCGGCTCTCCTGCTATGACAATGCCTACATTCGACTGGTCAAAGATACCACGGAGTATCTCCATCTTCTTCTGTGTGTACTTGTTGATGAGCTTGTCTGCCTCATCAATGATGAGTAGGAACCCTTCATTGGTATTGAAAAACTCACGGATGCGGTTGACTCTGCTCCATATCGTTCCACCGTAACCCTTTGGGAGTCCTATACCGTTCTCAATGGCTTCCACCAAGTCCCGGCAAGCCATTGTGTCATCACACTCAATGTATGCCACCCTTGGAAGCTCTGCATATTTCTTCAGGGCGTGTGTCTTTCCCTGACCGGACTTTCCAACGATTATCCCAAGCCCCATGTACTCCTGACATGCCTGACACACACCAATGGTCTGCACAAAGTCTCTGCTCTCAAAGAACTCCACCTTCTTCTTGAGTGTGCCTGCTCCTGTAGGTACGCTGTTCTCCGGTTCCTGACCTTCAGCAACGCCTCCGGTAGCGGCAAGAAACTCTCTGACCTTCTTCTCAAGCTCTGTAGGGTCACTTGCATACTTCCCATTGAGGTACTGACTAAGTGCTGCTCTTGAGTAGTTCATCTTGAGAGCTGCCTCTGCCTTCGTCATCTTCATCTCCGCCAGTCTCTCATTCATCTGCTCTGCCAATGTCTTCTCTGTTTTGTAGGTATTCAATGCTTCCATGTTTACAACCTTCCTTTCCTTCAACCTTATTTCATATTTTCCAAGTACGCCGCCGCAATCGAAAATGCCAACCACGCCAATTCAACCAATGCTATAACTGCCATAACCACAAGGGCAGCTCCAATCAATATCATCCTGACCATATCATCCTCCTATAGCTCTAAGCTTCTTGAGGGCGTTTTCTGCCTGCCTGCTCATGTATTCGCTGTCCGCTTCAGGCTCTTCTCTCTTCTCGGCTCTGAAGCCCTGCTGATAGGTTCTGTCTGTAGGTATCGTGATGACCTTTGCAGCCTTCTCCTGCTTCTTTCCACCTATCATCAGCTCAATACCACCTGTAGTCTCATTGAAGCCAACATACTGCTCATTGAGTTCCTCAAACGGTCTCCTTGCCTCTTCAAGTCTTTCCCGGTCACGCTTCTGCTGTCTCTTCTGCATCTTCAGGTGCTCCTCAAGAGCTTTCTGTGTAACCTTCGGAGCTATCTGAAGAAGCTCCTGACAATATGCTTCACAGATACGCTTGCCCTTTTGGTCAAAGACATACAGGACAGCCATATCATCCGGGTCATACTTGATGTCAACCTTCCGCCCGATATAGTCACAAAGCTCATCAGAGCGGTACTCATATCCCCACTTGGTAATGCCAATGTTACGGACAAGCACGTTCTCTGACTTCATCATCAGCATGGTTGCATAGCTCTTAGGCGGTGCCGCCTTGAAGTATCTGTCCTCATTCATAAAGCAGTCATAAGGCTTCTTATAAGTCTCTCCCATCTTCTTCAGTCCGGAGTGTTCCGTGTGCATGTAGACCGTTGTGAGCCATTCATGCCACTTCTCATAGAACTCTTCCAGTGTCAGGAGTTCTCCTCTCTCAAGCATCCGCTTGATGTCCTTATCCACCTTGTCAGAGGTCTTTGAGCCTGTCAGTGTTCCGGTGTATGACTTCATCCAACGTGTGAACTTATTGCACACGGTACGGAAGAACCTCTCAATCTGACCTTTGCTCCATGGCTCATAAGGAAGAGCCCTGTGGTCATCCTTGATGCCTATACTCTTGTAGAAGCCCATTGTCTCATTGTCAAAGTTCATGCCGCTCCGGTCATTCCTGTCTCTTCCTGTCATGGTCTTGGCTGTGTAGTCCTTACCATTGTCTATGTAGAGATACTCCGGAACTCCGCCCGGCTCTGAATATATCATTTTGAGTAGGCTCTGCTTCAGGATGTCAGAGTTGGCATCCTTGCACATCACATCTCCCATGATGACCCTGCTCCTCATGTCTACCCATGCAGCCAAGTGTGGCTTGATGGCTATAACCTTGCCATTAGGCTGCTTGTAGCTCACCCAACAGTCAAAGGTATGCTCATCACCCATGACAATCTGCATCACCTGAAGCCCCTTGGTGTCTCTGCTTCCTTTCACCATGACCTTATTCTTGTACTCACGGGTACCACGGGATGCAAGGAACCAAGCGTTCCTCATCCCCTCATCCTCCATGAGGTAACTGATGTACCTTGTCACCGTCTGATAGGATGGTATCTTCTCCCACTTGTTGATATTGGCAATGGCTGTCAGCTTCTCATACAGCATCTCACGGGTTCCTTGGTTTCGGGCAAAGTCCTCATTGAACCATATATTCTTGATAACCTGTTTGACCTCCGGCTTGATACTTGGAAAGCATCCGGTTTCTTTTGGCTTCCGGCACAGGCAGAGAACCTTGAAGAACTCACGCCCTGCTCCGTCTTCCTTCTCAAGCTTGTCCGCCCATGCGGATGCTTCAAGGTATGCCTTGGTGTATCGGTAGAGTGTTCTCTGACCTTTTCCAAGATACTTCTGTGCAAACTCTTCAGCGTACTTTGTCCGGTCTCCTTCGTCATACTGAAGGAACTTTCTGACCACGTTCCCAAGCTCCACAGCCTTGTAGTATCTCTCCTTGTAGTTTTCAATGTACCAATCAACATCTGTATTCACATACCATGGAACTTCCGGCTTCTGCTCATCCTCTTTCTTGTCCGGAAATTCTTCCGTGAAAGATTTCAGCTTCTCCCGTTCCTTCCATGCGTTCCTTGCCTGCTTTGAAAGTGAGGAGACCGCCACAAGTACCACATCTTTTCCGCCATTCTCTGACTTCTCGGTCTTGGTCACAAAGGACTCTTGCTTCCTTAATACCCTCTTGACCATTGTGTTGTACTTAACTCTTTCCAGTTCAGCAGCTTCTCCCAATGTGACATATACTTCAGCCAATCAGCTCACCTCCTTCATGCTGCTACCTCAATATCCAGTATCCTTGATATTGCCTCAATGTATTTCTTTCCACTACGCTCACCGACTAAAATCTTATGGATGTACTGCTTATTGCATCCAAGCAAAGCAGCAAGCTCCACCTGTGTCATATTCTTGTCTATGAGCCTTTTCCTGACCTTCCGCCCAAAGGGTGTCAGTCTCGTCTGCTTTGTTGCCATCTGCTCACCTCACATCACAGCTTGTATACCCTCATACCGCAACCATTCAGGTCACAGGTGTATCCTTTTTCTATAAGGGTCTCAATGACTTTTGGAGCCGCCTCATACAGGATGATACCCTGACGGACTGTGCCGCCTACTGTGTATCCTATGGACATCCTGATGGGGCTTGTCTGTTCCTGAAGCTTCAGGAGTATTGACATCAACTCCACATCACTATCCTTGTATTTCTCCATTACAGCCTACCTTTCCAACCAATTACAGGCTCTTTGATATAGTCCTTGTCTTTGGTTTTCCTCCAACCTTCTTCAGAGATACCCGGCTCACTACTTCCAATGAGTCCGGAAGGTTCTTGACCACAAGCCAATTCTCCGGCACCAATCCATGAGCCTTCATTATCTTCTTCTGTTCCCTTGTGGGAGCCTTTCCGTTCTTCATCAGTAGCTCACCTCCGTCCCCTCTATAATTTTGTCAATTATATTGAGAGCGTTTTCCTTTCCCTCAATCTCTGCCTCAAGCTCCATCCGGTTCTCCCGGAGCTGCTCAAGCTCTGCATCCAACTTCTCTCTGTGCTCAACCAATGCTTCCATTTCATCACTTGACAGGTTCAGCAAATGCCTCATCTCCTCTCTATATATTTGAACATCAGGGCTTCAAGCTAAAACTCCGATACTGACAAGCATCCGCTTTGTCATCCTTCTATCACGGTCATAGAACTTCTGCCCCTTAATCTCCTGATTGACATAGAATGTACCGCACAGGTACCGCTTTATCATCCAAACCTTGTCCGGGTTATACTTGTCTTGTATCCTTGTTACCTTCATAAAACCTTCCTTTCCCTGATGCCACTGTCTCATTCTTCAACTCTTAAAGTAGGACAGGACAGCTCTTCTATCTCTTCCTGTATCCGTTGCACTTCTCTCTGTGCGTTCCGGAGGAGCTCATCAAGCTCATGGGCTTTCTTTGCTCTTGGAAGCATGTCATGGAAGATTGTCATACCAAAGCTCTTATACAGTTCAGCAACTTCATCTTTGCCGGATGTGTTCCGGATAGATGGATGCCACATGTAGACTTCTTCAATCACTTTGTACTGCTCATCCGTGACAGTTCTTTCAATTCTTTCCTCAAATTCCTGCTTCTGCATCCTGCACCTCCTTCATTCCTTCATAGTTCCATTTTCTGATACCCTGAACCGGGTGACTTTCTTTGTGCCGGAGAACTCCGACTATTGAGATTTACTAAGTTTTTTGATATGATTTATCTTGGATTAGTGGGTTACAAGTAACCCTTGCAAGGTTTATTATATCTTCCTATTTGCAGAATGTCAACACTTTTTCTGCTTTCAGGAAGAATATATATTCCAATTTGCAGAAAGAGAGGTCATCATGGAATTAGATATGATGGGAATTGGTGAACGTATTAAAACAAGAAGAAAAGAATTGAAACTCTCTCAAACAGACATATATGAGAGATGTGACATCACTTCAGGAGCATTGAGCAAAATCGAAAACGGAAAAACTACGCCTTCCGTTATTGCATTTTATAAGCTTTCACAAGTGTTAGAGTGTGATATGAATTGGTTGGCAACCGGAATATCTTCCAATATGCAGAAGTCCAATATCTGCAAATTGGAAGAGGAGCTGTTGAATGGTTTCCGGGAGCTTCCTGAAGATGACAAAGAGGAACTCATGGGCTTATTGCAACTAAAGCTCCGGAAGGTGAAAAAAGAAAGAGATGTGACTGCAAAATCATCCGGATTGATGGGTACAGAAAATGGTGACATGGTTGGCTGATTTTTTTATGCTTTTTTGGGTTACTTGTAACCCTTTTATTGTCACTTTGCTTTTTAGGGAAGCAATTCCCGAAAAAGTTCATTTTTCCTTGAAAATAAGCCAAAGTGACAACTTTATTTGCAAGGTTCCAATTTGTCACTTTGATTGCATCCAGTCCCGGCTCTCCTGTTCCGTGTACTGATTGCATTGAGTAACGCCTTTTTTTCAAAGCGTTACTTTCAAAAAACCCTTATTTTATGGGACTTTACGAAACAAACACGCACATTGACAACACTTAATCAGTAACGCAATAACGCCACGTTATAACGCTTGACCTATTTTCAGAAGAGGATGCCTGATGTATAATGTCCTTACAACCTAACTTTGAGGTGTTGTGGATAGAACAAGTGCTCAAAAACCAAGTAAAACCAATGCTTCCAAGCACTCTATCCACTTCCCTCCCTTCCAAGGGCACAAAAAAAGCATCCGAAACAGCTTATTCTCAAATTCGCTGTCAAAGATGCTTCATTTTTTCTCTATGAAATTCGCCACAAACCTTGATTTCACGGGGTTTCCCGTCATTTCCCACCTCTTCACGGATGGTCTCACGTTAGAATGTCCTTTTTGTCAGATATTCTGTTAAGTTACAGCTTTCCAAGAGTCTCTCTGATGCCCGCCTGCTCTTTGCAAGAAGCACGATGTC